GTTCTGGCTAGTAAGCCATCGCTGCCAGTTAGACCACCAAAGGAAGTAAGGAAATCAAGACCCTTGTATAACTTGGTTAAGCCGTTGATGGCTTGGGCTGTAGCCATAGTGATGGCGTTGATGCCCTTGGCAATATTCTCAATAGTCTTCTGTGCATCGCTAGCCTGTGATCCACCACCAAGGACTGCGAAGGCATCGACTAGACCCTTACCGATTGACTCTTTAGCGTTCTCTGATGACACACGCAACACATCTAATTTATATGAAGTAGTGGTGAGATAGTCCTGCGCTGCGCCAGCAGACTTAGCCAGCATGATGCCTAGAATCTCGTTAAAGCTCTTGGTTTGTAATTCTGCGCGGGTAAGCCCTGTGTTGTACTTGATAAGTCCACGAGTAATACCGACATAGCCCTTGCCTAGGTCTGTGGTTACTGTGGCTAAATCTACGCCTGTGGCTCGGCTAATCTGGATAGCATTGTTAAGCAGCTCTTGAGATTTTGTTAATGATCCTGTGATGTTAAGTAAAGACTGGAAAGCTGGGCGAAGAATGTCATCAGCGATTGCTGCGCTGCGCTCCAAGCCAGAGATAAAGTCTGCAACCTGTACCTTAGAGAAAGACAACCCAAGGTTATCGACTGCGCTTGATAGTCTGCGGGCTGCTGCCTCATCTTCTGCAAAGGCTTTAACTGCTGCCTTGCCGTAGGCTGCCATCGCTGATGCGCCAAGGGTTACGCCAAGGGTGCGCCCTAGCTTCTTGATTGTCTTGTCTAATCCCTTGACTGACTTCTCTGCTTTGTTTAAGCCTGTCGCATCCATCGTAGTGGCGATGCGGATTGCTAGGTCTGTCATTCCAGCCATTAGTCAGCTCTCCTTGCTCTAAATGCTATTTCGCCTCTGGCGTTAGACTTCTTCACAACTTTTTCGTTTGCGGCTTGGATAGCCTTCACAACTGCGGCAGTGGTCTTGCCTTGATCGTTAGCCCATGCTCTGAAGAGTAAACGTCCTTTTGTCTTGCGAGTTCTACGTCCTGCGCTGTTGGATTGCTGTGAATCAACCAATGGCGGTAACGCGTTAATAAACTGCCGTCCAGCATTAGGATTGGCTGACTTATTAACTGTCTTGTCCATCTGCCACTCAGTAATGAACTTGCCGTTTCGATACTTCTTCACTCGCTGGGCTGGTGGTAATCCCTGTGGGTTCTTACGCCCTGCGGTCTCGTAGATAGCACCAGAAGCGGACTTGTTAAAGATAGTGGCAAGGCTTCTAAAGCCTCGTCTGTTTGGCTTTGTAGGCGTTGTGGAGTAGCCCAAGCCCTTCTTGATAAGCCCAGCGTTAAAGGCTCGATACTCCCAAATGCCTGTGGCGTTGCCCCAACCACTCAAAGGTGAATCACTAGGCACGAATCCTCTAGCCTGATTAACTACCTTGCGAAGATGTCCTGCGATTTCCTTCTGGGTTTCCTTGGCTAACTCTGGCGCATATTGCTTTAGGGCTTTGCTAAGAGCTACGGCGTTGTCGAGTTCTACTGGCATCGCTTCGCTCCTTCGCTATATCCTTTAATACCTGTACATGAGCCTTGAAAGCCATCGGAGAAAGTTCCACGATGGTGTTGAACGGAACTCCATACTCGTAACTTAATCTAGCCGCGAGATAGGTGAGGGAGTTCCGATCTAACCTAAAGGGTCAGATTCTAAGACCTCAACTGACTTGAGAGTCTCGAGAAACTGCTCCCCAAAGGGTTTGACTGTTTCACCCGAACGTCTAATTGCTTCCCAGCAGAGCCAGTACACGTCTGACTGCTTTTGGTCTTCAATTAAGGCTTTGTGAAAGCCTTTCTTGGCGTATTGCTCAAAGCTGTACTCCAAGACTGGAGTTATCTCGAACTCCTGCACTTGTCCGTCAGCCCTTGTAACTTTGAGTTTTGCCATAGCCCTTATCTCCTTCTTACGCTGTTGTGACTGCTACTGTACCAGAGACGTTCCAAGTTACAGATTGTGTGCCAAGGTCTCCAACGCTTCCATTAACGTCTGTGAGGTTGTTGACAAGACATGTCATGGTGTACAACGGATTTGTCGCTGATGTGGCTGCGCTTGTCTGCTTAACTGTAACTGTTACGTTTGTGCCGTAAGCAGCCTGTAGTGTCTGCAAGACTTCGCCTGTGGCTGTGTCGTTGAGGAAGTCGATAGTAATGCTTGAAGCTTCCAAGCCCTTTACATATCGTCTTCCAGAATCGCCCATCGCTGAAATATCCAATTCCTCAAATGTGCGGTTGATGCTAATGCTTTGGACGTGGTCAGATAAGTCAACTGAATTGACTGTTAGAACTACGCCATTGTTTAGAAATACTGCCATTTCAGTTATTCCTCATCTTTCTTGGTAGTTGGTTTTGGTGCTGCTTTTACTTCTGGAGTTTGTCCGATTTTCGCAAGAAAAGCGTCTCGCTCCTTTTCCCAGTCGCTCATGACTAGCTCCATTCCGTTAGGGTACTGATTGCGACATCGCAAGCCAGTAAGTCTCCAGTTGGCAGGTTCAGCACCTTAGGGCTCGACACGCTGCCTACGTTGAACACAATGCTTGATGCTTCGAGAAGCTGGAAGAGGCGTACTACGTCATCTTCAATTCCTGCAAGGTTTCCTTGATTGTCCAGTAATGGCACAAGGATAGTGATAGTAAAGTTTGCTAGTGGTGCAATGGCTGTGTAGTCATTATTGCTAGGCACTAGGTAAGGATCAGCAGGGCTGACAATAACGCTGTTAGCAATAGGTGTAGCGGGTGGGAACGAGAACACGCTCCACTTGCTATTGTCAGTTAGGGCAGCCGCTATCGTGCTGCGAAGGGTCGTTATCGCTGGCATCAGCCCACCATAGAGTTAGGGCTTAGGTAAGGTGCAAGTAAGCCACGAACGCGAGCCATAAGCTGATTAGACATTGTGTAAGGGCTTGGAGCGTAGCCGTCAATAGATACGCCTTGACCTGTTGGAGCTTGACGTGCTTGCCAGATAGCCACGCTAATCATGAGGCTAGCCTCTTGGATTGCTGGAATCTCTGTGTAATCTGTGTAAGTAGATGCTGCTACCTGTCCGTAAGGATTGACAGGGTGGCGCAAAGAATCGGTGACATGATCAGTAGTAACTGTAATGCTGTATTCGCCTACGCCTGTGATTGCCTTGTTGCCGTTGTAGTGCGAGCCGCATCCTGTGATATTAACTGTCTGACCGACATAGAAAATGTCCTGCACATAGTCGTTAAAGTAAAGAGTTCCGACTGTGCCTTGGTTAGCGTGAGCAACTACTGGAGTCGTGTTAGTCCATAGAAAAGGCAACAAGACGTTATCACTTGCATCGCAGACTGACTGCAAGACTGCATCAGTATAGAGAGTTCCGATACCGAGGGCGGTACGAAGCTCTGCGACTGTTGTGATGCTCATTGTTATCCTTTCTAAAGACTAGGGGAGCTGCAAGGGCTCTGGCAGCCCCCCTAGCGACTTAGGGTGTTGCTATTATGTAAGGTTGAACTTACGTACGCCCTTACCTGACTTAGCCAAGTAAATTGCGAGGTATCCGTAGAGGTTGATTTCAATCTCGCCAGATGTAAGTACGTTCACACGAAGCTGTGTGGTTGGTGATTCCCAGACGTAGACTGATGCTGGTGCAACGAGGAACGCAGAGTTATCGACAACACCTGATGTTGAGATGTTGTGATCTACGATGAGGTCTGTACCAAGTACGCCACCAACGACCGACGTCGCTACCGCGTTGCCTGATGCGTTCTGTGTTGCGCCTTGTGCAGAGTAAAGTGCGCGACCTGTTGAGTCTGCGTATCCTGCGATAGCAGCCCATTGGTCTGTTGATGCAACGAGCTTGTTAGCGAAGTCTCCGCCTGTACCCTTGTATGCGGCTGCGCCTTCTACAGAGATGAATGACTGGAGTCCTGCTGCTGTTGCTGCTGTTGTAGCGGCTGTTGTGCCGTCTGCCACGAAAGCTGCGAGGAGAGCGTTATCTGTTGCCTTCTCGTATGCCTTGCGAAGTTCTGCCATCATGAGTTCCATGAACGCAGGTGATGAACGATCTACAAGCTCGAAAGATACGCGCTGTAGACCAGAGAACTTGTTGATTGAAACTGTGTCATAAGCAGATGTCATGCCAGTCTCTGATGGTGCTGCACCTTCATTGGTGTCTGCAACTGTTGGTGCGACATCAGCAGATGCAGCGTTTGTGTAAAGACGTGGAACTGTGAATGACATTCCAGAGTCAATGAGTGCCTGACGTGTTGCTGCCTCGAACGCTGGACGACCTGTGAAGGTGTCTGTAATGAATGTGTTGAGGTGCTGTGGGAGTGTGAGACCTGTGTTAGTTGATGTTGAATCGTCTGCTGCGCGTACTACGCGGCGGGCTTCGTCATCACCGAGGGCTGACTTGATAGATGCTTCGAGGTATTGCGCTCCTGAGATAGGTGCAACGCGCTCGCGGGTGTAGTGAGATGCTGCAACTGTTGGGCGAGCTGCTTCTTCGGCTGCTGCTTCAACTGCTGGAGCTTCTACCTGAGTGGTTTCTTCCACTTGTGGCTCGCTTTCTGGTTGGGTTTCAGCAGGGATAACTTCCTCTGCTGCGATCTCAAGCACCTGAGCAGACTTAAAGGCTGGCTCTGTTACTAGAGAAACTTCTTTGAGTTTGGCGGCTGTCACAACTGTGTGACCTTCGCGTGATGGTGCTGACTTGATAATCTCTGCACCGATTGAAAGTCCGGAAACAAGACCTTCACTAGCCATGACAAGTGCATCGTTGCCACCTGTTGAACGTGACAACTTGAAGGTTGCATAGATGCCATCTGGTCGGACTGTTGCCGTGAGCATGCGTCCTACTGGCTTCTTCATGTCGTGCTGTGATAGCAACTTAATCTTTGATGGATCGTCAATCTCAATAGAACCAGCTTCGAATACAACGCCACCAAGATTGGTGTTGCCGATTTCGCCAGTTCCCATAGGTACGATTTTGCCGCTAATCTCGCGACGCTCTTCGCTGCACTCAATAGAGGCGGCTTCGATGTATAGAGTCTCCATTAGAGCCCCTCACTTCCGTTAGGTGTTAGGTCTGTCATTTCCATAGCTTGTTCAGTTGTAATCAGCCCTAGAGTTATCATCTTCTCAATGACTTCAAGTTCCTTGATTGGGTCTTGCTTGAGGAAGGTGTCAAAGACTGCAAAACGAACTTCGTGTCCTGCTGTAGAGATGTCGTCCATAGATAGACGAGTCTGAATAGCCTGAATGTAAGGCTCGATGCTAAGTGCGAAGAATTGCTTGCGCTCTTCTGTCACGTTGGCATAAGTCATAGTTGTGTTCTGATCTGCTGACAAGTAATAAGCAGGAACGTTCATAGCGCGAGCAATTTCAGTAGATAGGTTCTGAATTGCTTCGTTGTACATCATGTCTTTTGGTGAGAACTGTGTAGATTGGAACTCTAGAGTGCTGGTTAAGTAAGCAGTAGAGTTGTTTTGACGGCTACGCTTCCATGCAGCTAGTAATCCAGAAACTTCTGCTGGAGGAAGGTCAGCCCCCGTATTCCGTAATATGCCGCTCGACATGGGAGTTGCGGACGCGATGGAAGCAGCTTTGTTAATGTCAATCGCTGACTGGATAGTGCGACCAGCGCGCTCTAACACGCCCTCATCGAATCCCTGAATAGTTACGATGTCGTTCATGGCGATAGGTGCAGCATCGACATAATACTGGGTGACCATGATGCCTTCTAGGTCAGTTGTGAATGTAACGCGAGCGTTTGCAATCCACTCAAACGCAGCAGGTCTGCCGTCTTCCTGATAACGCTCTGTGACACGAAGATAAGAGACTCCGTAGAACAAGAGTGAATCTACGATCCAGCAGATGGTGATAAATGATGGCTGATTCTTTGCTAGCTGATTAACCCAACGAGGCGCAGCAATCTTTTCGCCTGTGCGCTTGTTGTAATACTCAAGTGGGATACCTGCGATAGTTCCAGCAATAAGGTTGCGGGCTCTGGCTACAGAAGCCACGCTCATCGCATCCTTGCGAGAGACTCGGAGCTGAATCGCGTTATAAAGTGAGGGCAGATTCTCGCCCATGACCTGCGGCGCAAGCTGCGCTTCTAATATTTGTGGCTTACGCGAGAAGAGACCCATAGAAGGCAATTATACACTATATGTAGATTATTCTGTGTATATAGCCGCTACCTGTTGTGGTTTGGTTAGTTTCCATACGATCATGGCAACGCTGATTGGCACGTCAATAAATCCTGCTGATTTCCTCTTAATGATTCTCCAGCCAGAGTCCGAGACCTTCGCAGCTACGTTCGCGAACTGTTCGAGGATCAACTGCTGACCATTGTGAGCCAATTTCTGCGCTATGACTGCATCAAGTAAATCACCGCAAGCCTGATAGAACTGCTGACCCGAACAATCCTCGACAATCTGACCAGCGTTTGACAATTTCTCGGCAATAGACTGGGTGGCATAACGATCATACATAATCTGCCTTGGGCGGTAAATATCTGCCCAAGCCTTTATGCCTACAGCAATCTCTAGATCATTAACGCCAATCTGGGATTCCCATTCCTGCAATACTCCTACGCCAATCCTGCCGTCAGGCAATATCTGTCCTGCGGAAAGGCTTGCGTGTCTCTTGCTAGGGCTTACGTCAAAGCCGAATACTGTGTAAGCACCTTCCGACATCTTAAGAGTTGAGTCAGAACAATCCTCAATAGAATTAGGCGGGAAAGGTGACTGAAGTGACGATACCCAGAGACACAATAGCTCCGTCATAATTTCGTCATGGCTGGCAGTCGATAAACTTTCCTCGATGGCTTCTCGACTTACTCTAATCCCTAAAGCTGGGTTCGCTTGCGCTACCCCATCCCAGAAGGCTTTGCTACTGGTATCGAACTTAAGCATATTAGGTGCGCTGTATTCGTAGTAGCCGTAAGTCTTAGGAGGAGACTCCAAGGCACGCTCTTTCAGGGAATTAAGCGGCAGGGAAAAAGCATCACCAGCATTGCTAGTCCAAAAGGTCTGTCCATCCGTTGCTCTGGTTGTCGGGGTAATAGCTGTGACTGCTTCCTGTGACCACTCGCGCAGCTCATCGCCCCATGTGAACCATGACGTTCTACCTCTTGCGCCATCTCTAGTCGCTGCTACAACGTCCAAGCGACCACCACCGAACTCTGGCAATAGTTCAATAGACTCTGTGCCGTTAGCATGACGGATAGCCTTGACCTGACAATTAAGGAAGTCGTTACTCTCAATCGTGTAGCACATTTCTCGGAATGACACTAAAGCCATAGCTCTATTAGATGAGGCTATGAGGACTCTAGGGCTATTAAATAGGAAGAGGTGCGCTAGGCACATGATCCGACCTAAATATGATTTTCCTGATTGTCTGGCTACCAAAAGCAACCCAGTACGTCTGATGAACTTATCCTTGCTATCTGTGGCAAAGAAGTCTCGCACGATCAGCTCTTGCCAAGGCATTAAAGGCTCGCCTAACTTCTTAGCGAACTCGATAACCTCATCGCCTTTAGTTTTGCCTTTTAATAGTGGGCTGTGAACCCTCGGCTTGGTTGCCCCTCGCGGGGTTTTGACTCTACTCATTAGATTCGTTTCAGCCTTGGACTGGTCGGGTAGTAAACGGACTGTCTTGGGCTATTCCCGACTGCATCGGGGAGATTAAGGCAGAAAAAACAGGGGGGGTACGCACCTTCTCTAAAAAAACACGCTCATTGCGTGAACCTTTGCTGCTATTGCATGACACGCAGCAGGTTCTCATGTTCGCTTCATCTATCGCAAGCTCTGGTGCTTTGCTAACTGGAATGATGTGGTCAATGGTCATGTTCTTATTCTCTGCACCACAGTAATAGCAGACATATCCATCTCTAGCCAATACTCGAAGGCGTACTTCCTTGTACTTCCTCGATAGTCGAGGATCACCCTTTTTAGTAGCCATTGTGTTCGCTACATTCCTCATGTGGTGGCACATCAGTACATACACACTTACTCATTGCCATCCTTTAGTCTTGAGATGATGTAAAGCCTTACAATAGTCAGGCTCATCATACTTGGTAATGCCGTATCTGTGCTGCACATACTTCCAGTAGAAGTAGAACTGATAATCATATGGTGCATCTATCAGCTTGGTATTGCGTATCTGGTAGTACCCATAATGACTACCATTAACAGCGTTAATCCTAAATGATGATTCTCTAAACACTATCTCTTGATGGCATTTATATTGTCTATCTGTAAGTTGATAATCAGCTAATGAATGTAAATCGTAATAACGATCTATTGAGCCTTGTCCTACTGCAGTACTCTGCATAGACAGAGCTATCCCAATAACGATGGCTACCGAGCGAGCTATCCGCGTAGCGGCTCGCTCTGAGCCCTTGAAGGCTCTAGCCGTAAGAGTACCAGACGTGTCAAGCATGTGGATAACATGGGCGTGTCGTAAGCGTAGTTTGATGTTTTGTACCCTAGTTATCCACAGGTGTGCATAACTACTTATCTGTTGAATAGAACCCTGAACCCTTGAAATGGACTGCTGGAACACTTGAGTACACCTTTCGCATGGTCTCACCACAGAACGGACAATCTAAATCGTGTGGCTCTGATATGGATAGCTCTTTGTCATAGCGGGCATTAGCCTCGCACTTCTCGTTATTGCACTCGAACTCATAGATTGGCATTAGATACCTGACACGTCCTGCATGGCACGTCCTTTAACTTCCACGATCCACATAGTGTGCATCTCTCAGGCTCAAGTTTATCAGTATCCGTCTGAATATCACCATAAATGGGTAGAAGTAATTGCACCAAGTCACCAAACCGCATGAAAGCAAGATACTCGGAAGCATCTTCGCCCTGTCCATTCATACGACACACCACAAACGGAAGCTCTTTGCCATCCGCTCTCTTGGTGGCTTGGCGCAACCACTCTAGGGGCTGGAACGCCGACCTAGCCTTAACCTCAACGTCGAACGGAACGTTGGTTATATCTTTTCCAGCTCCACGACCTACACCTGCGCTTCTCCACCAAGTCGAGAGATAGGCTGCAACCACTCGCTCGGTACGCAGACCTCGGTCTTTCCTGTGTCGTGTCATGCACGACCAGCAGAATTAACTGTTCCACAATCAGCGCAAGTCCATTCATGCTTTAAGTAGCGTTCACGAATCTGTTGCCTGTTAGGAAACTTATTGCATAACTGGCAGATTAGCTTGTAACCAAGCTCTTCGAGCAGTTTAGCGTTTTCTCTTAGATTAGCTTCTTGTTCTTCATTGGGAAATGATTCCCATTCTCCATCTTGGTTGAGGAACTGTATGTGACCCATCAGCGTTTCACCTGTGGCTTCCACTTACCTGTTTCCTTGTCAATCTCATACCAGATAGGCTCGCAGCGTTCTGCGTCTCCGAGGATTTGAGCCATGCACTTCCAATGACCCCAAGGTTTACCAGCCTTAGAAGTTCCTGTCTTCCATACACGCGCACCATGGATACAGCTCTCGTCTGGTTGAGTGCCACCAAGGACAGCCTTGACTGTCTCGACTGCTGCTTCCATAGTCTGAACTGGTGCTGCAAAGCTCTGATTCCATGGATCAGATTCTACAGGCACAGGTACATATTCCTTGGCTGTGTCTGCCATCTTTGCCTTGGTCTCTTGCACAATATTCTGTACTTCGACCTTAGCCTTTACTTTACTCATCTCTTCACGCGATGCTCTTTTGCCCTTAGTCGCATAACCAGCGTTTGCCAATGCTCGTCCGATGGCAGAAGTCTCGCAGTTCTCAAGAGCAGAAGTCGCATTGACACCACGACCCTGTACGGTTTCTTCGGCAAGCCCAGTAGTCCAAGGACGCGCATCAGCTTCGGTTCTATAGATAGAAGCCTCCACGATAAAACGAGTAGCACCGAATTCAATAACTTTAGTATGAATCTGTCCATCTGGGTGATCCTTCCAAAACAATTGCAATCTGTCTTCCACAGGCTGATAATCTTCTAGGTTAAACATTATGCTCCTTTAATTCCCCGCCGTAACTATCGAGATATTCTTGAGTTTCTTGGAGTATTACCTTGTCCAAGTAAAGCTTGTAATCTGGTGTCAAAGTGACCTGTTCTCTAATCTGCAATAGCATCTTGAGATGGTTCTGCTCCTGTTGCATACCAAGCCAAGCCATGATGTCATCGTTAAACATAGAGTTCATTCTCCTCTGTATGTAATTGCCCTGCTATGGCAACGTACGCCGCAAGGTCGATGTAAGTGTCTGGCTTTGCAGTTTCCATGCTTCTTGCGATTTTGACCAATGCCATACACATCGCCACCTGATAATCAGTAATGGGCATCTCGAGGTATGAACTCCAGAGTGAGGCTGTCCTTTGCATATTGTCGCTAGGGTGTCCGTAATCAAGTCCTCGGTCTTGAATAGTAGCTCTCGCTTCGTTGAGGTAGTCTCTAGCATTCATCGAGCAACTCGCTCTAGTGACTCGTAGTAGCGGCGTACTGCTATGCGCCCCTTAACGTAGCCATCGTGGTATCCAGAGTAGCGACCTATAGCAAACGATCCGACTGCTACTGCCAGAATGATTAACTGTAATACTGTCATTGTGAGCCCTTTCTGTAGTTGGTAGTACCAATCTACATGAGGATTATGCGACAGCCACCCTTTTTAGATAACGAAATGATAACGATTTGAGACGGATCTTCGTCCTCAAAGACTGGACTAGCGAACCCTTCCATACCGCTTCCCGTGGACTATGAACGTGCCGTCCTTCTCGATGTTAATCATGTCAATCTGGACACCCTTAGCATCCTCGGTCATAACCTGAAACGCTTGCTGCCAGTTAGCCGTTCCACGGGTATATAGAGCCTCTTTGAGACTCATGAGGTGTCCACTATCGACCCCTCTGTGAACGCGCCTCACAACCCCCGCAGAAGCCTCTGTAAAGGCACTCTGACCCGCTCTATGGGTGTGCCCACATATGACGTTAAAGCCCATCTTGCGGGCGTGTGTAAGGGCAGTCATGCCTGCGTGTGGGCTGATGCTTCCTTCGTCTCCATGGATGGCTATCCAGCCCTTAGCAATGGCGTATGGCTTTTTCTCGTAGGTCACGCCTAGCTCATCGAATCGCATAAACTTGTCATAGCGCAGCTCTGGTAATGCTAGGAACGCAGGTATCTTGCGCATGATGACGTTGTATAAACGATCCGTATGGTTACTACGGGTTATATGGGCTTCCTTGGCATACTGGGTAAGCGACCAGATAACTTCCACAGCTTCATTACGATGCTGGTCTAGGGTCTGCTCGAACCAACCCATTTTATTCTCTTCCCATTTTGAAATCATAGGCAGGTCGATTTCATCACCCAGAATTACAACCGAGTCATGCTTAAAGACTTTCAGAAAGGCGGCGATATTACGGACTGCGTGTGCATCGTGATAAGGCACTTGCAGGTCAGGTATAACTACTGTTCGCTTAATCGTCATCCTCATCTTCGTAGGGGATATTGTCTATGCGGTTAGGAATCTCTGGGAGAATCCAATCAGGATAAGCACTTCGTTCTACGATAATGGCTAGGCATAAATCAACTGCAAAGCCTGCGCGGCGTAATGACTTGTAGAACTCGTGCATCGAAATGGCGTACGCATCCAGAGCGTTGTAAGTGTCTAGGTCTATGACCTTCTTCTTAGCCATGGCTTTATTATCGGTCTAGAAGTATGTTGTAAATCTCATCGACACGCGAATTAAGTCTCTTAATTTCAGAGAGTAAATGGGTAATGACGTACCCAGCCAAGCCACCCAAGATGCCTAGGCTTGCAAAGTAAAGAGTAAAGAAGTCGCTCTGTGTCATCGCTTAGGAGTTGCGTATCCGAATACGCCCGCTAGGACAGCCCAAAGGATAGAGCGATAGTCGAGTGCAAAGTTAGATGCACCCCACGCTGCTAGGAAAGCACCTGCTGTAAGGATTGCTGGATTCTTCATGTTCATTATTCTCCGCCTATCATGGGTATATTAAAGAACGAGCCATCGAGATCACCCTTGCTCGTAAAGCTGATATGAAGATGAGACTTGTGGCTATTGCTTCCAGTATATTTTCGCCA